GTACATCTAAAGATGATGTAATGCAAATCGCAGATGAGATGCATATGTTATTCGAAGTAGACCAAGTAAGAGATATGGTATCAGAGGTACCAAAAGCAGAGCTTAGTCTTAGAACTAAGACGGATGTGGTATTCACACCAACTGCTATGGAGGATAAATACCGAGAGGTGGCATCTTTCAATGTAATCTTAGCTGTACTAGATCAAGTAGTAGTTCCTGCTGATCCAACAAGTGCTTCTCTAGATAACTACAATTCTATTGTTAACGACTCAACTAGTTCTTATATAGAAACAGTCGTAATAGATACAACAGTTCCTCTAGAAGGAACAGTCGGAGGTCTTTATGGAGCTGATGAAGATACCCCAAAACTACACATTGGTGTAGATACAAAATAATACCTAATTAGGAGTTACACATGTCAGTACAATTAGCAATCGCTAATATTGCCCTAGATACCGCATCGGTGTCTAGACAGGGTTTTGGTACCCTAGCGTTCATTGGTAAGCACAATTACTTTAAAGAACGTGCTCGAATTTACACAAGCACACAAGATATGATCACAGATGGTTTCGACACTGCATCAGGTGCTTATATTGCTGCCCAAGGTGCATTCTCACAAACACCACGACCTACCTCTATTGTTATTGGTAGACAAGAAACAACTAGTTTGTTTACTCCACAAGATGTAGCAGCTAACGTACAGTACAGTATTACACTCGAAGTGGATGGAACTACAGCTACTTTCGCCTACACAGCGATAGCGGCAGATGATGCCGCAGACATATGTACTGTGCTTAAGACCGCTATAGAAGCTAACGCAGGTATCTCACCTAAGGTTTCACTTTCTGTAGTTGGTTCTGGATCAGATGGTAAACTAACCATCAGTCAAGTAGTTTCAGGTACAGATTGGTTTGTAGTGTCAGGTTTGTTAAACTTAGTAGAGACTCCAGTAGAACTATCAACAGAGACTGCCGCAGAGACTTTAGCTGCCATTCTTGAAGTAGAGGACAGCTTCTATTACCTTATGGCACAGGATAAGACTACAGCATTTATTCTAGCTTTATCTGCTGAAGTTGAATCACGTACTATGTACTACTGTACTTCAACTAAAGATCTAGGTGCTCTAGCTTCTCCTGCAACAGGTGTAGTTGCTTCTTTACTAGATTCTAATGTATTCCGTACTAACTGTAAGTATAGTCAAGACGCTGAAACAAAGTATCCAGAAGTTAACACTATCGCAGAGATTGCTTTTGCAGTAACTGGTGCAGTAACTTACGCTAACCGTATTGTGGCTGGTGTCAGTGAGTCTAAGAATGCTTTAGATCGTCCTATCACAGCAACAGAACAAGCTAATCTTAAGAAGACAAACACTGACTTCTTCGCTCGTGTTGGTAAGTTCCCTGCTGACCCAGTTATTACAGTATTAGGTAAATCCGTTAGCGGTGAGTATATTGATAATATCGTAGGTCGTGACAATTTACAAGCTGATTTACAAGCTGATGTTACAGACTTCATGATCCGTCAGAAGACGAGTAAGGTTGCCTTCAACAATGTAGGTGCTGCTCAGTTACGTAGTGTTATGAAAGCTGTATTTAAAGACTACACTGCATCTGGTACACACAACTTCATTGAAGATGATTTTGAAATTATTATCCCTGATCAAAGCCAATTCAAGGCTGCTGATAAAGCAACTCGTGAGTTTAATCAAGTAACATTCAAAGCCACTTTAACTAATGCCATTCACATGTCAGTTATCACTGGCACACTTAGCCTTTAAGGGAATATAGAAAATGAGTAGAACATATAGTCCTAAGGACGTAAATATTGCAATGGGTGGTGTACCTATCGACGGTTGGATGAGCGTAACTATCGGACGTAACTCTGATAACTCATCTCAAGTACTGTCGGCAGACGGTCGTGTAGGTTACACTAAAGTAGCAGATAAGACAGGTATGTTTGAGCTAGAAGTTCAACAACAGAATAACTCTGTTAATACCTACTTAGCAGCATTACAACAAGCACAAGATTCTTTAGATGACCTAATCTTCATGGAAATCGTTGTCTCTGATAAGAGTGGTGGTGTTTTAGCAGATGCAAGTAATTGTCATTTACAGAAACCTTCTAACCAAGACTTAGCAGCAGAATCAGGTTCGCGTAACTGGTCGTTCTTCGTAGAAGAGTTAGACTACCGAGCAGATCCAGATGGATTCCTAGGTAAAGCCGCTGTTATCGATGCAGCAACAGCTAGTGTAACTAGCTTACTAGCAAGACAGAAGTAATTAGAGAGTAATAAGAGGGCTGGTATTTTAATAGGTACCAGCCCTTTTTACTTTCAGTAACACTAACAATGAGAGGAAAATAATATGATCAATAATAACATACCAAACCCAGCAGACTTCTTTAATCAAAAAGAAATCGGTGGTGATAGATATAACATTACAGCATTGAACGGTTGGGACGCATGGGACGGTTGGACTATCATCATGGAAACAGTAGCTCCTGTATTCGGTGAAGTTTTAGATAGCCGAAACATTGATGAAGAAGTTGCAATGTTTGAGAAGCAGAACACCTTCCGAGAGATCCTGACTATTGTTTCGCTTAATGTAGGTAAACCTGCTATGAGAAATTTAATTGCCACTATGCTACAAGGTGCTACTTGTAACGGTAACCCTGTGGATATAAACAAAGACTTCACAGGTAAAGCTCACCGAATGATGGA